CCGAAACAGGTACAGGTGATGTAGATACTGATGGTTCTAACCCAACTACAGGTACGCAAAAAGTGTGGACTAAAGGGACTGGAACTTATACTGGTAAAGCTGTTATTACTTCACTTAACGTTAATGCGCCTAGTGGTGATAATGCAACTTTTACTGCATCATTCCAAGGTATAGGAGCATTGACTAAGGAAGCTGTAGAAGAAGAAGAGAATAATGAATAAACAAAGGGGAATTGAGGGATAATAGCCCCTTTTCCCCATTATCTTTTAAAACACAATAGTATGAAAATAACAATAAAAGATAAAGAGATCAATATAAAATACTCTTTTAGGGGTTTTATGGCTTATGAACAAATAGCTGGTGAATCATTTAAACCGCAAGGTATGAAAGAGGTTATTACTCTATTTTATTCAATGGTTATGACGGCAGATAATGAACTTTCTATAACGTTTGATGAGTTTATAGATTGGTTAGATGAAAACCCCGAACAATTAAACAACTTTTCTATTTTCCTAGTTGAGAATACAAAGAGAGTAGAAGCACTATCCCCAAAAACCAATAAAGAAGAAGTTAAAGGGGACAATGAAAAAAACTGATATTCCATAATCTATACAGGCTTCTAGTTGTTCAGTATAAATTAGTTGATCATGTATATTTTATGGATAACATGGAACTATGGGAAACTTACCCAATCATAGATAATCTTAGTTATACTGATGTAAACCAATGGGAGCAGACAAGATTATTAATGTCGATGTTGGGGAATATGTTTAGTAAGAAAAAACTGAAAAGCACAGATATTATAGAGTTTCCTTGGGATAGAGGATTAAAGAAAGATACTTCTATTTCCAATGAAGAAATAGATAGATTAAAACAGAAAGCAGAATATATAAAAAATAAAAAATATGGCAACAATACAAACTAATCTTACTACCAACACCCGACAGCATGATGAAGCCATGAAAAAGAGCAAACAACAGGTTTACAACTACCAAAAACAGGTAGATAAAACCAAAACCAGTGTTCAAAAGTTTGGAACAGATATTAGTGGGTTAGTTGGTAAAATTACACTTTTAAATCCTAATCTTAGTAGTTTAATTGGAATATTTAGTAAGTTTGCACCTGGTATTGGTTTGGCTGCTGGTGCTCTTGGTACTTTTAATAAACTAATGAGAAGCACAGAACAGACTAGCGATAAATTAGATAGTACGATATATACATTAAAGAGTAGTGTTGATAAATTTTTTCAGGCTTTAGCTTCAGGAGGTGCTACTGATTTTATTGGTCAATTGAGGGATATAAAACAGGCTGCAAAAGAGGCTTATGAAGCCCTAGATGACCTTGGCACTAGTAAAATGTGGAAAAATGCTAGAATACAACAATACCAAGCCGAAATAGAAACACTTAGAACAGATAATTCTTTAGGACGTGGTGATAGAGGGGAGAATAATAGACAAATAAAAGCCCTACAAAAAGCTATAGACAATCTAAATGATTCCCTAACTGGAGAAACAAAAAATGCTGCTGATAAAGTTTTTAATGATATTCTAGGATTTGAGGTTGGAAAGGGGTATGCAAAAAAATGGATAGAAATGTGGGAGCAGAAGACACTAGAACCTTATATGGAATGGTATAAGAATGCACATTCCCACATTGAAACAAAAACAGTAAGTGGAGGTGGTTATACTTATCCTGCTTCAGTTCGTATATGGGATGATGGGGCTGAAAAAATTTATAATGGTTTAGAAAGACTATTAACCACTACAGAAGAAGAAGGAGGAAAATTACACCTATATTATGATCTGATAACAGAAGCTGGTGCTAGAGAAGAGCAAGCCGCAAGAAAGGAAAGAAAGAATTTAGGTGGAACTACAACCACTAACACTACTACACCAACACCCAAAACCCCCGAAGAATTAGAAGCGGCAGAAGAAGCTATGGAGGATTTTTCCGCCAGTCAAGATTTTGTATTAAAGCAATTAGATGAGCTGATAAAAAAAAATAAAAAAATATTTGGTGAGGAAATACCAATAGAAGTACAAAAAGCGGAAGGAGCTGTGAAGTATGCTGAGTGGGAAGAACAGAAGGAAATAGAAAAGACCAATGAGCTTTTAGAAAAGCAAAAAAATATATTCGATCTTCAATTAGATTCTATTTCTTCACTGGGTTCTGCTTTTAGTACTTTAGGGGATGAATTTAATAGTACTGGATTAAAAGCTGCTGGTATCATTACACAAGCTATTGCAACTCTTATTGAAAGTTATGCTAAAGCAATGTCAAGTTTTGCTGCTACTTCTTCTCCTTGGGCTTGGATTGGATTTAGTGCTGCTGGACTTGCTACATTAACTTCTGTAATTTCTCAAATACATTCTATTAGCGGATATGCCGAAGGTGGTATAATTGGAGGAAATAGTTATACAGGTGATAGAGTTTTAGCTAGGGTTAATAGTGGTGAAATGATCTTAAACCCCTCTCAACAGGCTAATCTATTTAATATGATCAATATGGGTAGTGTTGGAGGTGGTCAAGTGGAGTTTAAGATAAAAGGACAGGAATTAGTAGGGGTTCTGAACAATTACACTAAAAAGACTGGGAGGGTTTTATAATGGCATATTACTACGGTAAATTTAGAAATATAGATACAAGTATAGACCCATTAGGACAAGAATATAAAGTTGTAATCTTTACTAATTACGATGGTTCTACAAGTCCTTACGGCTGGAATCTTATTGATGATGAACCAATATTGGGAACTGAGCTTGTAATGACTGCTACACCATTTACAGTTAGCTATCAAAATGAGGATGGAAATATTTATAAACCCTACAAATGTTCAACCGCTACAGTCTCTTTTCTGATGTCTAATTTGAATTTGGATTTATTCACTAATAAAGAGAATAATATTTTAGTGGCACTGCTTAAAAGAGATAATAATATAGTTCTTAGAGGTGATACTTATATAAATAAAAACACAAATGAAGTAGTAATAAGAAAGAGAGCATACGGATTATTTTATGACTTCTTACCTTCTGAACTAGATACTAAGTGTTATAAAGTTGAATGGATCGGATTTGCAACTCCAAACACCTATAACCAGAATTTTACTTTAGTAGAACAAGAATTTCAATTAGAGTGCCAAGACGCTTTAAGCACTTTAAGATATGATGCTTTACCATTTAATAATCTGGTTGAAGTGCGTGATCTTACAACAGTGATTAATATTATTATTGGGCAACTTGGAACTTACAAACACATATATTATCCTTCTAACCTCTCTTTAATAGACACTTCAGATAATTCTTCATTCGGGAAAATAATTCAACAATACAGAAATTTTATTGATGATGAAGATGAACCAGTAAATAAAATTGAATTATTAGAAGCAATTGGAACTTTTCTAAACGTTTCATTCATTCCATTTAAAGATAGTGTTTACATTGTCAATTATGAAGGTGTTGCAGGAAATATTAATTATTTTTATCACTACACTTTTTTAAATAACAACACCCTATTTTTTAATTATAAAAGTGATATTCCTACTTGGAGTAATTCAGTATTAGAGACCTTAGAAAATAATCTGGAACTTAGTAAAGAATGTTATGCTTCTAATGATACTAATATAACAATGCAAACTGTCTACAGCAATTTCAGAGTAAAGTGTGATGAAGAAGAAGCTGTTTTAATGCCAGATTTAGGAAATAGTAAAAATTATAGTAGGATTCAAAATAATGGCTCTCAAACTAATTACCTATATACTGAAACATTATCACCCTCAGATCCATTATCACCCAATTACTATGAATCCGCAAAATGGGATGGTGGTGTAATTGGAGAATTGAAAAAAGTAAATGGAGTAGGATTAAAAAGTTATATATATACTGCATCATATCTTGGCTATAATAATACCCCAACAGACAGTCATACCCCTATAAATCCATCCTTATATACAAGTATCTTTAATATCAATCCCAATAACAACAATAATTCAACTTATTATACTGGCTGTGTTGTACTAAAAAACACTAAAATTATTGGTAGTGAGAGTAAAAATCAAATATGGTTTTCTTCTAAAAATGATACTAATATATATAATGAATCATACGGAAATGTAATAGCTTTCTGGGGTAAAAACAATTTTAAACATATTCCAAGTAGAAATGATTATAACACTTGGTGGAGTAATAATAAACAAGTAGTTCTTACTTATAATTCCCCTACAATAATAGGTAGAAAAAACAAAAACTTATGTATTAAAGGTGATTGGACTTTCTTTAGAAACAATGCTTTTATATCATTGCCTATTAATGATAATCAGAGAATAGGTTGGGGTACAGATGGCTTAGATAGTACTGTTGATAGAACTAAACTCTATATAACAGCAAGAATTTTAATTACAATATATGATGGAGCACAGGAAAAGAAATATTATGTTAGAAAAAATACTAATGATACTTTCTATTTAGATCTTTATGATGAGGTTTTAGGTACTGAGTATAGAGTTGATTTACCATTAGAAGATAATGATTATGATAAAAATAAACCTTTCGGACAAGTATTTTCATTTAAAAATAATATAGGAAAAAATTCTGGTTTATGTATTCCTTTAGATACCTTATTTTCTAATAATTCAGAGGTAATAATGAACGTTCAAATTGATTTAATGAAACCTTTTGGAGTTGCTATAGATTCAAATAATTATCCAGTGTTTTGTAATTCCGCAGTCCTTAAAAACTTTGATATTAATTTAGTTGATGCTGACTTAGTTGAATCATGGGGATATGGAAATATTACTACTGACTTCCACAACAAGTTAAATAAGAACTCGGAAACGTTTGAGATAGATAATAAACTATCAACCAATCAATATATAAATAAAATCAGTTATAACTACACTTTTAAAAAATATGACAATCAGTTTTTTCTACTGAATAATTTATGTAATCAAGCAACTGGAATTATAGGAAGACCAGAGATCTTAAAGTTAGCTGATATTTATAACCAGTATAAAGATAAAACAATAGGATTAAATACTACACTATGGGAGAACTTAGGAATTACACCAAACACAAGGGTAAAATGGAATAATAGAAACTTCATAGTAGATAAGCAGGAAATAGATTATGAACTAAATAGAAATACTGTTTCACTTATAGAAAAGAAACTAAGAAGTGATATTCCAGAAATAGAAACTAAGATGTATCTGGAAAATGAAAATGGGCAAACACTTAATTTGAACCCATTTTATAATGAAATTTTCATCCCCACAACAGTAGATTCTTATAGTAGAAGTGGTACTGCTATAATCGGTGAAACTAATACTAATATACAAATCAATTCTGCAATTAGTTTCTATCCCACTTGGAGTGATGGAATTGAAGCATGGGTAAGTATTCCAGAAAGTATTTTAGACGATATTAATGTAAGTATAAATAATAGAGGAGAGTTAATAATAACAAATTAATATATGGCAACTTATAACTTAGGCAGAATATTGCCGAACTTTAGAGGAACTTGGGAAAGCTCTTATAATTACTTTATAATGGATATTGTATATTACAATGGTAGTTCTTATGTTGCAAAATCAAATATTCATGCTGGAGGTAATAACCCAAGTATAAATAATAATTGGCAAATAATAGCTTTAAAAGGAGAGTTAAGTGGGACACTAACACCAGCACAAGAACAAGCTATTATTAATGCTATAATGGCGCAAGGAGTTGTTATAGATCCTGATTACAATCACACAGATAACAATTTCACCGATTCAGATAAATTAGCAGTTGAGAATATTAATTATGGTGTTCTTACCTTTAAAAGAAATGGCACAGATATTGGAACGTTTACAGCTAATCAGAATGGAAGTATAAATATCAGTGTTCCAACAACTACATTAGATCTATCGGATAATAACACAATCCAGAGAAAAGAGGAAGTGTTTGAAGAAAGTAGCCCAATTATTGATATATCTATAAAACCAAATGAGTGTTCTGTTTTCGGTAGTTTAGCAAGTTTAACTATTTCTGGGTTTGATGAGATAGATATAAACAATAAAGCAACTTGGAATGTCCCACAATCTGAAATATATTTTACGGCTGGTTCTGGTTTTGCTTTCAATTACCCAGTTGGAACATACATTATAAATACTATACCTACTTGGGAAGAGGGACAAGAATACCAGATCATAATTAAAGGTGGAGTTATTCAAATTAATCATATAAAACAATTATAAAAATGAGTGTATACAATTTAGGACGGGTTTTGCCTATATTTAAAGGTGAATATAACCCAACAGAAACTTATGAAAACTTAGATGTAGTTCTATATAATGGTAGTTCTTATGTTGCTATAAACACAACTACTAATAACTTGCCAACAGATGAAAATCATTGGGTGCTTCTTGCATTGGCTGGTAATATATCCCCTGAACAAATAGCAGAAGTAGAACAACAGGTTATTGAATACGTACAATCTCAAGGTTATGTTATAGATGATAACTATGTACATACAGATAATAACTACTCCAATACTGACAAAGCGAAAGTAGATAATGCTGTTGTTGATCCTGATTATATCCACACCGACAACAACTTTACTGATGAAGAGAAAACCAAGCTTGATGGTATTGATATGACCACTAAACAAGACACTTTAGTTAGTGGTACAAACATTAAAAGTATTAATAACCAATCTATCTTAGGTTCTGGAAATATAGAAATTGAAGGAGTTAGTGATTATGAGGAACTAACTAATAAACCTTCTATTAATGGTACTACTTTAGTGGGAAATGTTAATTTAGCTACTCCAGAACAATTAAATGCTAAACAAGATACCTTAGAGAGCGGAACTAATATTAAAACTATCAATAATGAAAGTTTGTTGGGGAGTGGAAATATAGAAATTGAACCGCATTTTAAAGGATGGTTTGATAATTTAACTTCTTTACAAACAAAATATTCCAGTCCTGTGGTTGGTGATTATGGATATGTTAAAGGAGCTACTACAACAGACCCAGTAAAGATCTATGAATGCACTACAAATGGAACTTGGAGTGATAGTGGTAGAGAGTTTAATAGTGCAAATGATCAGAGTTTTGCTACTGGGCAGGCGGTGAATGATGTGAAGATTAAGGATGAGAATGGTGAGAATGTTAGTGGGCCTGCTGACGTGCTGAGTGCGTGGAGTGTTGTCCCAATCAATGATTTTTTGAAGATTAATAATCTACAAATAGCTGAGCAGAAAGCCACATTCACTCCAGTCTTTAAATATTATTCGCAGTGGGACGGCGGCGATCTTATTTTCCTCAACAACAATTTGTGTGCATATGCCGATGTGCAGATACCTGCAGGATTCAACAAGGTCAGGTTTTTGGGCTTGAAGTATGCGTCAGAAACATGTCCCAACCTCGGTTACATTTTTTATAATGGGGAATCTTACGTTCTTGGGCACCCGATGGATTACGACGCTGGTCTTTCGCAAACTGAGTTGAAGGAGTATATTGTTGATATACCTGACGGGGTGACTAAGATAAGGTTTAATGTTGTCGGTTCGAGCAGGTTGTTGAATGAAGATAACTTCTATTGCTATTTTATAAAGGAAACAAGCAAGGCCACTAAGGAAAGTATTTTCAGTAAAGCATTAACTTCTCAAGTTTCAGCCATACCTCTGCTGCAAGGTCTGATGCTTTCTACAGGACACACTTATCCTGTGGAACAGGTGAATTTTTCGTACCAACGTCGCCGTGTTGTCACCCCGTTTATCTTTGTTAATGGGAAAGCAACAATTACTGTTACTAACGGGATTTTGTTTAATGTCTATTTTTATGCTGATAGTGATGAGAATACTTATGAAAGAAGAGCTGGACAATGGATAGAAACGGGGAGTTACGAATTAGAACATGTCGGTTATATAAAGATTGTGTTCCGCAATCAGGATGGCTCGAACCTGACGGTACACAATTTTAGCGCAAGCATTTCTTATGCTTCGATGGAATCCTACGAGCAGCAGTTGTTGGGCAACTATATCGGCAGAGAAGTGAAGGTGAAGTTGGGGAGTCTGACATTGGCAATGGGTAAGTCGACATATTTAGGGCAACTTGCCTTGGACAACAATCAGTCATTTTTAATCTATGACGGAAAATTTATCTCAATAAGCGTTGATAGTTATTCGACCAATGTTGCTGTGGTTGATTCCAGTTTTAACTTAGTCAGTTCAAAGCATTTGGCGATAGGGCACGGCAATGCCTTTCAGCTTGGGAGTAATGGCAAGGCTTATGTGAGTGGATGGGATGACAACAAAGTCCATGTTGTCGATTTGGCAACATTGACGGTTGAGTCGAGCATTAGTTTGCCTGTCAGCGGTTACACTACGGTGGCTGTTGATGACTTGAACCATCTAATGTACATCTTTCACAGGGAAACACGACCCAATACGGTTGAGAATTACCTGTTTACCGTATATAACTACGATACGGACACAATCTTATCTACAAAGACAATAGAAGCATTTTCCTTTATGCAGTCTGTTGATTTTTACCAAGGCAAAATATATATGTGTTGGGGCGCTCCGCAATCGCCTTACTATGTAGCCAGTGGAATGAGGGTGTACAACACTGCGGGTGATGTGTTGTACGACATAGATATAGATGTGTTTAAAGATGCAGAGCCAGAAGGTATCTTTGTCGATAGAGAGAATGGGGACATGTATGTAAGCGGAGTTAAAAATGTGTATAAGATTGAGATGCCGTGATATTCGGTTGCTTGTCAGCGGGCATCGTGGAGGTGTGCAATTAATAACAAAATAAGAATATGATAATGATTGAACAAATAGGAGGCATGGTAGTGGCATAAAACTTAATAATAAACTAAAATGAAAAAGATAAACAATTACTTATCTATTATTGGTTTAGGGTGGTTGTTTAAAGTCTCGGTTATTATTTCTAGCCTACTTCTTATTGCTGGTTTCTTTGTGCCGCCTATGGGAGTTATACATGGATCAGTTTTAATAGGGGTTGGTGAAATAGGACTAATAATTAATATACCTGTGTTCTTTGCTTTCGCCTCTAATAAACATATAAAAATTAAAGGTGATTTAGATGAAAAAAGTATAGAACTAACTACTAAACCAAAATAATAAAAGGGGGAGAGAAATAAAAAACTCTCTCTCTTTTTATTTACTGGGACAAAAAGTGCAATCCATTATAGTATGTTGTTCTGTTATTAAAACAGAACAATAATAATAATTATATTATTTTTACCCAAGTTAGAAATTCTCTTTGTGATTAAAAAAGACTGGGGGCGTGGGTTTAAAGAGGATTTTGAAAAATTGAAGCATCCCCCCATATAAAAATAAATCTTCCCAAGTTAAAAAACGTTAGTATCTTTGCGATCAGAAAATAGATAATAAAGACAATAAATAGGGTGCATATAAGGTGAAAATACGATAAAATAGGGTGCAAATAAACTTTTTTAAATCCCTGAAAATGTTTTAAATAACGTTAAAAATAAAAGTCCTGTGGAGGTTCTTTTATATATGATTATCAGTTATTTAAGTATATAGGGTGTATTAATAGGGTGAAAATAATTTTGTTTATGTCAATAAAAGTTTGTATCTTTGCAATCAGAAAATAATTAAAAAAGATATAGACATGAAGACAACAACACCACAGATCACAGTAAAGCCCGACACACAGAAGGCTAAGAAGGACGGACAAGCACCTATTTATATTTATTGTTCTTGGAGAGGAAGGGCAAGGATGGCAACAGGGATTTATTGTTTACCCTCAGAGTTTAATAGTAAAACATTATCTATTAAATCACAGCCAGAAAAGAGTAAGAAGTTAAGAGATCTATTAGCCAGTATCGAAGAGAATATAACAACACTTACAGAACCCTACACTGCTAAAGATTGTTTAACGTTAACACCAAAACAGAAGGGATTATCATATATTAATCTCTTATCTGAAATGGCGAAAAGAAGAGGTTTAGCAGAAAGCAATGTGAAGAAGTATATAGTATCTTATCACGCATACCAAAACACCACTACAACACCCTTTGAGGAACTAGAAGTAAGCGACTGGAAAGGTATTGCAAAGACATGGAAAAATCAGGGAACTTCATTAACTACAATATGGGGAAGATTAACTTGTTTCCGCGCTGTATTAAACTATTCTATGGAAGTTGGAAAGATAAAGGATAACCCACTCAATCATTGGAAGTTTAAGAAAGACGGATATAAAGCCCAAACTAACCCTAGAGCATTGACTAAGGATGAAGTAGATATGTTGTGGGATTGGTGGATAGAAACAAGTGATATTGCAGGTATGTTTTGGTTTACCTCTTACTTTTTCAATGGACTGGCTTTGTGTGATATTATTAAAATGGACTGGGACAATGTTAAATATAAGTTTAATGGTGATATGATGATTCTGAGCGGTGGAGTGATTAACAGAAGCAAAACAAATGAGCCAGTACCGATTGTTTGCCCTGTAGAGAATAATAAAAGAGTAAGAACGTTAATTCCCATACTGCATTTATATAATAATGATCTAAAGAAAAGAAGTATCTCTTACTGGTCAAACATGATTAACAAGAACCTGAAAAAATCTCCTATAGATGGATTAACTTTCTATTCAGCTCGACACACTTATTGCACAAACTTAGTAAACTCTAATATTCCCCTAACAGACATTGCTACGCTACTGGGACGTAATGTAGAAGGGTTAAGTGTATATATCAGACAATTACAGACAGAAAGCCACTTAGCCAAAATATTAGATAAGGCTATGACAAATTGAACTGAATACTAAGAATTAATAAAAAATTGAAGTTAAAGTGGTTAGATGAATTCTGGCCACTTTTTTTTGTTTTTATACCCTGAAAAACCCGAAAAAGGCAGCGACCACTAAAAATGGCCTAAAAAGGGCTATTTTTGACGAAAATGGCCTATTTTGGCCTATTTTTGACACCCCTAAAAAAGGCAGCGACCACTTTTTTTGAACTTTTTGATATGAAAGCCTTGTAATATGAGAAGAGAAAAAATTCATTCTCAGTACATTATATATTGGAGGGTATTTTTCAGGTAGGAGCTTTCACCCTCATACATAACCAAAGTAAAGACCAGATAAATAAAATGAATAAACTAAAAAACTTACCTAATGAATCATGGAAGTATGTAGAAGGAACTAACAATTATTTTGTTTCAAATCTCCAAAGAATTAAAGTAGTACGCAAAAATGGGGATGAACAGATTAGAAAAAGTATTCATAATTCTGATGGCGTGACGCTCTCTTTATTTTCAATATTCAAAAAATACTGGGATATTGATATTAAATGGACTGGAGATTTGGATGGTGAAGAATGGAAAGTAATTGAAGATGCAGCCGATATAGAAGTCAGTAATAAGGGTAGAATTAGAACTACTGACTGGAAAGGTACAGAAACAAAATCCCTTCTAAAAACATGGAGTTGTAATGGTTATAATTATGTCAACTATATAAACAATGAAGGCAATATAATAAAAACACCGATACACAGACTAGTTGCAAAAGCCTTTATCCCAAACCCTCAAAATAAACCCGAAGTAGACCATATTAATACTATTAGGAATGATAATAGAGTAGAAAATTTAAGATGGGCTACTAAAGAGGAAAATCTCAACAACCCTAATACCATAAATAATAGAAGGAGGGGTAGAGCATGAAACAGACAGATAATTTTACACACTCGGCTTATACAAGTGGCTGGGAATTGACTATTACAAAAAATGAAGATTACGGTAGAAAGGTAGTTGAAAATACAATAACTACATTTTTGAAAGATGACGTTAAAATTGAAGGTGAAATTAGTACAACTATAAAAGCTCCTGTAGATTTAATTTATAACGTTAAAAAGGGTGATAAAAAATATAATATAGGTATTGAAGTAAAGAACTGGACTAAACCATGCACGTATTTAGGAAGACCAAATGATAAGATCCCAGAAAGTGTAATGTTAAAGTCTGATAAGTTGGAAAGAATGTTAGAATATAGCCAAAGAGAAAACTTAAACTTTATTCTATATGTTGCTATTCTGGATAATAAAGCCTACTATTTTGATGTGTCGAAGATTGAATATGATAATCTCCCAAAAACAGTAGTAAGACAAAAAGTACAACAGATGAACCCTAATAGTGAATGGAAAAACTATTTTACATTCTTTATTCCATTATCAAAAGCCTATAGAGTAATAGATATAAAGGAGGAAAAGTAGCATGAAAAAAGTAGTAGATGTTATTATAGGTATCTGTATTGTTGCTTGCTTTTTCTATAGTATAATCTTAAAGAAAAACTTTGAGATAATAAAAGAGGATTATGAAAAGGTGAAAGTAGAAAACTGTGAACTCCAACTAAAACTACTAGATCAAAAAATATTATATGAGGGAAGATTAACTGAACCCGAAGATATTATATTATTTGATAGTCTTAGTAATAAGTTGGGATATGAAATAATAGGAGTATTGGAGTGATGGCAACTATAAATAAACCACGTAAAAAGAGAGAAAATAAACCAAAACAGAATCTACAAAAAGAGATCCATGAAAAGGTTTATAATACTAAGATGTGGAGGGATATTAGAAAAAGTATGCTAATGATCCACCCTTTATGCCAAAACTGTAATAAAAATCTAGCTACAGAAGTTCACCATATTAAACCCTTGACAACCGCAAAAGATGATGCAGAACTATTAGAACTTGGATTTAATACAGCTAATTTAATGTGCTTGTGTGAAGAATGCCATCATGAGCAGCACAGAAAACTAAAGGAGGAAAAGAGAAATGAATGATGAAATATTAGAAAGACTCTTGAACCTTCTTATAGAGCATGAAAAGAATATAAAAAAGACTATAAAAAACCTCACCGAATATCTCAAATTAAAAAAAGGGAGGTTATAATGGCCTTAAACCCTTAAAAATGAAATCGATAAAAGGGGTGTTCAGAAGGCTTTAAATCCTTATAAAATATATAGATATGGAAACATTGATTGAGAATAAAGGGAAATGGCTATATATACCAGCCAACATTAGATTCAATAACCTAAAAGAATGTAAAGTTGTTTTAGGTACAAATAGAATAAAGAGACTAAAAAGAGAAGGTAAACTAGTATTAGACCTTCAGGATTAAATGAATAGAACACATCATATATGAGTTCTTTAAACATAAAATAATTATGAGATATGAAAACACAGATTATTAACTGCTCAGGGAAATATTTGAGCGAGAACATTGACAGATTCCCATTTGCTGAAGAAGGGGAAATTAGATTTATAAACAAAGGGATAACTGGATGTGGCGGAACAACATTAGTTAGAAACACAACATTAAATGAAAAACTATATACTATTTGTTTAATGCCCACAAGATCTAGCGTAATATGTAAAATTGAAAAAGATAATCCCAACGTTCAAAACATATATGGAGATAAAAAAGAAATCACACTTTTCAATCCATTCAGTGGTAATATAATATTTGCCACTTACGATAAATTTGAATATATAAAAAAGAGTATTCCAGAGGATCAACTGAAAAATATAAACCTAGTTATAGATGAATATCATACTTTAACTAGAGATAGCAATTATAGAGAATGTATGATTGGGTTGATCAATGACTGGGATAAATTTAAATCCATTACTCTTTTATCTGCTACTCCTGATGAATACTTAGAAGATGCAATAGAAGAAGTATATGGAAACAGTATGGAAATTAGTGGTATTGATTATAAGTGGAATAATAAAGCACTATGCCACTTAACTCAAATAGATGGAAGTATTGAAAACTATATTGTAAACCTGATTAAAAACTGGTATGATGAGAAAAACCTATATCTAATGGTTAACAATGTAGAGATGATAAAAAGAATCATTAACAAAGCTGGATTAAAAGAAACAGAATACCATATTATTTGTAGTAAAAATAATGAATATTCAATACAAAGAAGTGAAATTTATGAATTAAATAATGATCTTAGAAAATTCAACTTTATAACTGCTGCTGGTTTTGAGGGTACTGATATTAAAGATGAGAATGGGGTTATTTATACTGTTTTCGATATAAATAATAACTGTACTATATTCGACTGGCAAACTATTATTCAAATGTGGGGAAGATGTAGAGGATCAAAAAACTATCCCCACATACTCTATCATAAATCAAAACTAAGAAAAGAACAACTTAGCGAAATAATATCTAAAGAAAAATCTCTTAAACTCTCATTAATTGAACTACCTGATAAAAAGATAAAAGATATTGAGAATGATAATGATTATGTAATAGCCAACAACAAAATTATTATAAACCCCTTCCTAAAAAGTGAATTAAATAGAGTTAAAGAGATCTATAATAATTGCCAAACATATCAGGACTTTTTCAAATATCTGAAAAATAATAATATAATATGTGCTACAGGTGAAGAAAAAGTAGAAAAAAATACATATAAAAACAGACATATTGGGTTTAAGGAATTATGTAAAATGTATGAGAAGAATGATGGTAGTTTTAAAATGATATATCAGAGATCTTTATTGGTAAAAAATGCTTATGAAATTCTGGGTCAAGTTAGAATTAAAGAACTTGAATACTCAGAGAAAAATATTGAAAATGCTTTGAAGGTTGAACTAAGTACTAATAAAATAGATCCTAAAGATATTATTGATTTAAGAGTAGGTAGATTTTATAAAACTGAAATATTAGGTAAAAAAGTTGAAGTTGCTAATAAAATACTCAATACAAACTATGATACTATTCACATTAAAGATACATTAGAAAGCTTAGGTTATACTCTTAAAAGTGAACAAAAAAAAATTAAAGATATAAGAGTAAGAGGATTTATAGTTCTAAGTGTGGAAAAGTGCACACATCAAAGGGACATAGTTTCTAATAGAGTTATGTCCCCTTCATCTGTGCACACTTCCGGATATACTTCTTTTAATGTATCTTTTTCTACTCACCCTGCAAAATATTCTACTGTTTTTCAATCTACAACTTTTAATAATATAGTAAAACCAAGACCCACAGAGAAATCAAAACAATGGCTTTTTAGTGAATGTTATAATACTACTAACACTTATGACCGGAAGGAATCATCTTTTACCCAAACCGATTCTATTGTTTTAGATATTGATGATTGTGGATGGAGTATAGATGACTTTAATAAATATGTAGATGAATGGTTTGAAGGTGCTTATCACTTAATTTACAAGTCTTATTCATATACAGAAGAGATCCAGAAATTTAGAGTAGTTTTCCCTTTAAGTAGTACAATAACGTTTAGAGATGATTTTAATGATACACAAAACTTTAAAATGGCTAAAGTTTCTATGTTTCCAGAAGTACAAGATTCTCATTGTCAACTTTGGTATTATGGACCAACAGAAGAACCAGTAGAGTATGGAGATAAAACTAAAGTAATAAATTCTGATTATGTTAGATATTTGATGGATTTAATCGGTATAGAAAAAGACGAAGATTTTGATATTATAGAGATCAAACAGCCTAAGATAAAAGAAGAAGTTAAGAAAGATATAGAAAAATCCACAAATAGAATCGATATGTTTATAGATATGATAAATAATGCTCAAGATGGTGAATGGAATAATAAATTTTGGGCAGCTGTTTATTATATGGATTGGTCTGAAGTTGATGAAGTTAAAGCTGGTATCATTGGTAAAGAAAGAATTAGTTATTTTGAAGAAAAACTAAAATATAAGGCAAAAAGATGATGCGAAAATTGACCCACTTATAATATAGTAAATAGCGTAAAGCAACTAAGGGAACAAGAGTAAGCAACTAAACAAATAATTCCTGTTCACTTTTATAGTTTCTGCGACCAAATCAAAGAGACACAAAATATAGACGGTGAACAGGGATTATAATAAAACAATATAGCAACATGACCACAAAACAATATATACAGAACATTCGGGAGTATTTAGTAGAGGAATATGGAGAAGTGAAACCTGAATGGGAATTAACTTTAACCCTTTTACAAAATACGATAGAAAGGTATAATAAGGTTGCTAAGACCATAGATAAAGAAGGGATATATGATTCAACAAAGGGAGTTAAAAACCCTCTATTATCCACAGAAAAAGATCTTCTAGCAACCATATTAAAAATGTCCCAGAAATTAGGGATTAGCCCTTACGATAAGAATAAAATAAGGACACAAGATGAGGACGATATAGAAGATTTTATAGAGAACTTGACAGGGGGAAATGATGAATGATTATAAAGTATATAAACACACTACACCGAATGGAAAGGTGTATATAGGTATTACTAGTAGAAAGCCAGAATATAGGTGGAATGATGGTAAAGGATATAAAAACAATAAACACTTCGATAATGCAATAAAGAAATACGGCTGGGATAATATAAAACATGAGATACTGTATGATGGACTGGAAGAGACACAGGCGAAATTAATGGAAATATCATTAATTCATTATTATAAATCAAATGATCCAGAATATGGGTATAATATTACAGCTGGTGGTGATGGCTTATTAGGTTATAAATTATCTGAGGAAGCTAAAAAGAAAATTAGTATTTCAAATTCTACTAGAAAAATATCTGATGAATCAAAGGAGAAAAATAGAAAAGCACATTTAGGAAAAAAACATACCCAAGAGTCTATTAATAAAATGAAGGAAAAACACAAAGGACAACAGGCAAGATTGGGTAGTATAACTTCAGAAGAAACTAAACAAAAAATAAGCGAACATTCAGCAAATAAAAAAGCAGTTATTGATGATAAAGGAAATATGTTTTCTAGTATAACAAAGTGTGCTAAATATTACAATAAAACAGCTGGATATGTCTCCTATAAACTAAAAAAGGGGGTGTTTAAGTATGCCGCATAAAACATATTATAAATATGCTTCTGGGGTGCTAGATGGATCTATTTTAGCTTGTACTTATGTTAAACAATGTTGTAAAAAGTTTTATTCTCTTATTAATGATGATAAGTATGAATTTAGAGAAAATAACGTTGATAAGATTATTAATTTTTGTAATAACATAACACATTCTAATAATAAGAATTTAGAAATAGATATACAAGATTGGCAGACATTCATATTTGCATATATTTTTGGATTTTACTATAAAGGAACTGAGGAAAGATTAATAAAGCAAGCTTACATTGAAGTAGCACGCAAGAATGGAAAATCTACTTTAATATCCCTTATTGCCCTATATATGATGATAGGTGATGGTGAATATAAATCTGAGGTTGATATTGTTGCAAACAGTCATAAACAATCTAAGATATTATATGGAATGTCTTCTGATTATTGCCAATCTATTGATCCCAAAGGCAAATATTTTAAGAGATATAGAGATTCAATTATTTTTGATAGTACAAAATCAAAAATTCAAGCATTAGCATCTGATACTACTAGCCTAGATGGTTATAATCCATATTGCTTTATTATTGATGAAGTGCATGAGCAAAAAGATTCATTATTATACAATGTATTAAGAACAGGACAGGCTAGCCGAAAAAATCCTCTAGGAATATTAATAACTACAGCTGGTTTAAATATGGATTCTTTTTGTTATCAATACCGCCAGAACTGTATAGATATTCTTTATGGTTTAAAAGAAGATGATAGTACTTTTTCTATAATTTACACTCTAGATGATGAAGATGATTTTAGAGATGATAAAGTGTGGGTTAAGAGTAATCCAAACTTAGGGGTATCAGTAAGGGGATCTTATTTGAAAGAACAGGTTTTACAGGCTGAAAATAACCCCTCTTTATCTTCCAATATACAAACCAAAAATTTTAATATATGGTCTCAGACTTTTGATGTTTGGATAGATGATGAATACTTAGTTAAATCTGCTAAACCAATTCCCCTAGACTTCTTTATTGGTAAACAGGTTATAGTTGGTGTTGATTTAGCATCTGTTTCTGATCTTACCGCTATATCATTAATGACAGAAGAAGATGGAATTTACTATTTTTGGAGCAGATATTATATTCCAACGTCTGCCCTATCACATAACTATAACTGTGTGAAGTATAAAGATTGGAGAAGTCAGGGGTTTTTGAAGGCTGTTAATGGAAATATTACAGATTACGAAGTTATTACAGATGATTTTTGTGGCATGAGGGAAAAAGGAATATATATAACCAATATCTTTTACGATCCTTGGAACTCAGTCCAATGGAGTATAGACATGACTAATAGAGGATTTATGTTAACTCCTTTTTCTCAGACTATCGGAAACTTTAATAGACCAACAAAGGAATTTGAGAGACTAATAAAGAGTGATAGAATAATTTATGATGCAAACCCAATAACAAGATACTGTTTTAATAATGCCAGTTTAAGGGTAGATTATAATGGGAATGCTAAACCACAAAAATCAGGGAGTGAAAATAATAAGATAGACGGTGTAATTTCAATGGTACAGGCTTTAGGGGGTTATCTTACAGAACCACAATACACCGCACTAGTATAAAACAAAACAAATAGACATGGGATTATTTAATAGAAAAGAAAAAAGGGCTGCTGGTGATGCTATTATTAAAACACCAGGAACAGGAGCAACAGGAATTAGTTATCAGGGAATATTTGGGACACAACAGAATGCACTACAGCTTTCCACAGTTTTCAGATGTATAGAAATTATTAGTGAAAGTATTGCTGTATTGCCTATAGGAGTTTATACAAAATCTGGAGTAAGAGTTAATCATTCTTTAGATCTAGTATGGAGAGATACTAACAATAAACTAACTAAATTTGAGATCTTAAAGCAACTTATTCAATCGGTTCTCATAAAGGGTAATGGATTTATCTTTATAGAGAGGAATGAAGATGGAAGTGCAAAAAGATTAAGATGGTTGGAAAGTGGTGATGTTAATATCTTCTATGAAAAACAGGGTAATCAATTATACTATACCTCTCCTATTATATCAGCTAAGAAAATTGAACCTGTTAATATGATCCATCTTAAAATGTTCTCTTATGATGGGATTAATGGGATTTCAATATTAAATATAGGAAACAAGGCTTTTAAACTTGGAAATACCTTAGAAAACAATGCTTTTAGTTTTTTCGCTAATGGTTGTAATTTAAGTGGTGTTTTGTCTGTAGCTTCTTCACTAACACCCCAACAGATTAAAGATATACATAAAGCTTGGGATGAGAGTTATGTAAATGGTAGTGGTGTTGCTGTTCTTCAGGGTAATATGAACTATCAATCTGTTTCCAATTCAGCGAAAGAAAATGAGCTTCTAGAAAGTAGAGAATACACAGTTAAAGATATTTGTAGATGGTTTGGGATTAATCCTATACTTCTAGGTTTAAATAGTGGTTCTACTTATGCTTCTCTAGAAATGGCTCAGAATGATTTTGTTATTCATACTTTATTACCTTGGATAGAAGCTATTGAAGAAGAGTTTTCCAGAAAGCTATTAAAACCGTCGGAACAGAATAATCTAGAAGTTGTATTAGATGAAAATTATCTACTAAGAATGGATAAGAAAACCGAAGCAACATATTATAGTACGATGGTTAATAATGGTTTAATGACTCGTAATGAGGCTAGGGGAAAACTTGGATTAGAACCAGTTGAAGGTGGTGATAAATTAGTTGTTCCATTTACTGATATAAACCAAAATACAATAAACAAAGATGATGAATAAAGAAATCAGAACATTGTCGGCTTGTGAAATGAGGGCAGACAGTGAGAGCAGGGTTATTGATGGTTATGCAGTAAGATTTAATGAGTGGTCTAGGGATTTAGGAGGTTTTATAGAGATCATTAGAAGTGGTGCTATTAGTCAGGAATTAATAGACAATTCTGATATAGTGATGAATATAAACCATGACAATGATAAGATGGTAGCCAGATATACAAAAGGAAAGGGTACATTATCATTGGAACTAAGAAATGAGGGTCTTTATTTTACTTTCCTAGCTCCCCCAACTCAATTAGGTGATGAACTTTTATATAACGTTAAAAGTGGTAATCTCTCAGAATGTTCTTTTGCTTTTACATTAGATTCAAAAAATACTAATTCGGAAAGATGGTATAGAGAGGATAATGTATTGAAAAGAGAGATCTATGAAATTAATGGTTTATATGATTGTTCTATAGTTGTTCATGCTGCATATCCTACTACGTCCTGTTCTGCAAGATCCGAAGAGGTCAAAGCTACCATAGAAGAAGTTGATCAGGCTATGGATGCTTTAGACGATGAAATTAATAAAATGTAATTATGAACAGTGTAGAATTGATGGATAGAAAAAATATCCTAAAAGAAGAAGCTAAAAAAATTACTTCCAATGCTCGACAAGAAATTAGAATGTTGAGTGATGAGGAAAACACTAAGATCACAGAAATCAAAGAAGAAATTACGAAAATTAATGAGGAGTTGAGAAATTTTGAAGATGTACAACTCCCAGAAACAATTAATCTTAAAAAAGAAAAAAGAATGGAAAAGAAGAATTTTTCACTTGTTGCAGCTATTAGAAATGCTGCTTCTAACAAACAGCAAGATGAACTTACTCAGGCTGTTATTGATGCTGGCCAGGAAAATATGAGAATGTCCCAGACCTCTTACACCGGACAGATCCAGCTGCCCAGCGCAGAATATCGTACTATTACTAAAGCTACCGAAGGTGCTGATGTTGTTGCAACCGATATTTATGATATTGCACAGGCTATTCATGAACATAGTGTGCTTAGCGAACTAGGTTGTAGAGTTATTTCTGGTCTAGTCGGTGACGTTCAGTTCCCAGTTATTTCTACTGCCAATGCTACTTGGGAAGCTGAAACCGCTACTACTGCTGCTTCTACCCCTACTTTTACTAGTGTTAAACTTGCTCCTAAAAGATTGAGCTGTGTTGTTCCTATTTCTAAGATGCTTTTGGCTCAGGATTCCGCTGGTATTGAAAGAGCTGTTAGAAATGAAATTACCAAGGCTATTATGGGCAAACTGGAGAGCACTGTGTTTGGTGCAGCCGCTGGTTCTGCTACTCAACCTGCTGGTATTTTCAATGGTACTATTTCAACTACTATTGCTGCTTTCTCTGATATTACCGCTCTCGAAGCTCTCACTGATGGTTATGATGGTTATGGTGAGAAGAAATATTTGATGGCTCCTAATGTGAAAGCCGCTCTTAGAAGTATGATTAAAGGTACTAATGGAACTGGAATGGTTATGGAAAATGGTGAAGTGGATGGTACTAAAGCCGCTGTTTCTGCCTTTGTTCCAGCCAATGATCTAGCCTTCGGTGATTGGTCTAATCTTACTGTTGGTATCTGGGATGGTCTTGATATTGTTGTTGATAATTACACCCTAGCTGCTGATGGTTGTATCAGACTGGTTGTTAATTTCTATTGCGATGCCCAGCTCACTAGAAGTGGTGCTATTGCTGTTGCTAAAATCTAATTAAAAGAAAGGAAAAATAACAATGTATGTTTCTGTAGAACTATTGAAAAAACATCTTAATATAGATGCTGATTTTACTGATGATGATGATTATTTATCTGTATTGTCGGAAGTCGCAGAAAAAACAGTGCAGAGACATATTTGTTGTGTTTTAAAAGATATGGAAGATGAAGGGGGGCATATTCCAGCCCCTCTTTGTCAAGCCATAATGCTTTATGCAGGTGTACTTTATAATAGTAGAGAAAGTGTAGCCTTTGGTGGAAGCCCTGTAGATATTCCCCATACTTATGAATATCTTATCAATCTTTATAAAAACTATTCCGATACTACGTCAGATAGTTTTATAGATAGTATATTAGATGATCTTGCAAGAGTTGTTATGATTATTGATACAGATCCCGAACTTCAATTTGGTAGTTATGGAAACTTGGTTATTAATAATGATCTACAAAAGAAAGCTGTAAAGAGATTAGCAGAAAATTCACAGATTGATGAGAATGGAAATTTAACAACTACTATAGAAAGGATTTAATATGAGGGCTGGACTATTAAAGGAGAAAATAGAGATACTAAGAGCTTCTATAGAAAAAAATTCTATGGGGGAAGATATTGAAACATGGAATACTGTTTATACTACTAGAGCAAAAGTAGAAAATGTATCTTCCAATATTGAAACTGTAAATTCTGAATTAACCTATACTTATACTAAAACGTTTGAAGTTAGATTTTATGTACCAATAGAAGATTTTGATAGATTGGTATGGCGTGGAAAAATATATAGGGTTGTTTCTATAGATCAAGATAAACCACTAATGAGAACTATTATAACCGCTGAATTAATATTAAAACCTAATGACGATGATTGAAACTAATGCAAAAGAAGTATGGGATATGTTTGAAAGTTTTGAGATTAAGGAAATGAAAAAAGCATTAGTAAGCGGTTTAAAGGGTGCTGCATCTGAACTTAGAAAAGGTGTTAGAAAAGAATTAAAACAGGCTATCCCCAATTCAAATAAGAAGAATCCCAAATATAATGATACTTTAGCGCAAGGTGTAAGAATCACTAAAGTTAAAGAAATGAAGGGTTATTTTCAAGTTTACACTACTATTGCATCTAATAGAAAAACAGGCAGTGGATCATTCAGATTGCATTTTCTAGAGGGTGGTACTATACAAAGAACCGCTTATTTAAGAAAAACCAATCATAAACCGTCTTTCAGAGGACAAATTAAACCCTACAATTTTTTTGATAGAGCCTTAACAACTTTCAGACCTCAACAGGATAAAATAATTCAGAATGAGATAGATAAAGCTATTATTAAAATAAACAGTAAAAAGTTTAAGTAATGAATAACAGTTTATATATAGGCGAAGTGGTTTATAGTCTGTTATCTACTATTACTGAAACTGGAACTAGATGTTATCCGATTATTGCCGAAAACTCTACTTCCCTACCTTTTTTAGTCTATCAAAGGGACACTTTAAATAGAACCTCACTAACTAAAGATGGATATGGGGAAGATGAGGTGCAAGTATCAGTAAAAGTGATAGCAACAGGTTATAAAGATGCACTTGATATAGCACAACAGGTAAGAACTAAACTAACATTAAACAATTATAAACACATTGATAATAATAATAATGTGTTTATGAAAGTATCAAGTAGATTAATATCTGCATACGAGAGTTTTGAGGAAAATTGTTATGTTCAAACTCTAACTTTCGATATGTCAATAATATAATATAATAAATAAAAACTAGATTAATAATGGAAACTATAATTAAAGGTGATGAATTGATGTTATTTGATGCTAATGGTGAATCTATTGCACTTGCAACTTCTCACACTCTTAGTATTAGTGCAGATGCGGCACAGATTAATTGCAAAGATGGTGGTATTTGGTCAGGTGGCACTGTTAACCAATTATCTTGGACTATTGACACTGATAATCTTTACTCAACCGCAGAATTTGATTATCTTTTTGGAATAATGACCGCTAGAACCCCTGTAAATGTCTATTTTGGTTTGAAGTCCGAAACAGGTACAGGTGATGTAGATACTGATGGTTCTAACCCAACTACAGGTACGCAAAAAGTGTGGACTAAAGGGACTGGAACTTATACTGGTAAAGCTGTTATTACTTCACTTAACGTTAATGC